TACTCCATAGATGCTTGCTGACCCTGGCGAGCGTCTTTGCGAAAGCGATCTTGCTTTTGCAAATATCAGTTTTAAAAACCTTCCCCCTGGCTTAAAACACCAAACCCTATTCTTTTATTGTTGTAAAAGGCGCTTCCTTTTGAAGCGTATTTTCGCCCTTTTGGCGTGTTTATAATTTCATTTTATTTTCTTTAGTTATTAAAATATAAAAAGTTCAGACTCTATTAAGATAGTACTGTGGAATGTTTGCACATAACCCACAGTTTATCTTAGTATAGAACTGATATTTCTTTGTTTTAGATAGTTTTATTATTTTATTACTTTATCAAGCTTAACCTCTTGGTTGAGTTGTATTATATCAACATCGTATTATAGCACTAGTTGCACAAATAACTTCTTTCAAGCTCTATTAGAGCACATATTGCAAAATAAAATGGCCATTCGTAGGAAAACTCAACTTAAGGCTTCGGCCCAATACAATTACGAACGACCCCAGATATCTTCTTTTCAAGCTCGTATTCGAGCACTTAAAGCACAACAAATGTTACGATCACCTATTACTCATAATTTACAGAATTGCACCAGATTCGCCATACCCAGAAATGCGTATGAAGAGGCCACTTTTTGTGGACCTGATTGTCATCACTATAGACCCCAGGAACTCCCCGATTTTACGGGTGAACAGATACCGAGTTCCAAAGTAATCTTGCAAGGTGGTGACCCTGTCGACGCTGCTGCTACTAAGGGTTTATTTAGTTTGGCTGGAAAGGCGTTTGATGCCTACACGGCATATTGCAATAAAGAGGCCAACGCTGGGCACAATGTGTCTCTTGGTGGCCGTACTGCGGCAGCTTTTAAAGCCGTTGCCTCCACCCTTAAAGAGTGGCTTACTAATTTTTATGATATGATTGTCGGAATTCTACCGAGTTTTGACACCATACAAAAGAAAGTTACTGCTTTCTTCACCACAATTTGGCGTGGACTATCGACACTCGCCTGCAAGGCGAGTAGACAATTTAAGATGTTTGCTAAGTCTATATTCAAGTTCTTTTGTCCTGATTATAACCCTCAGGATGTTGATATAGATTTTAGTGCTGAAGCACTGAGTTCTGACACTTTGGATGATGAATTTTTTCCCCCTTCACAGGCTTTAGTATTACAAGCAGGCGAAGTAGAGACCCATTGGTGGGACCCACTTCGTAATACTTTCTCTGAATTTGGCAAAGTTCTTACACAGCTTTGCTCTACTATTGTTTCTGCTATATTCCCTGATACTTTTAGGGAAACCACCGTTAAAAAGTGGTGCAGTGATCTTCAATCATTTCTTAGTCTCAGTAATGCTATCGATAGATTCGATCCGGTCAATTCGTTCAAAAAGATGATCGATTGGATTTATTGTAAGCTTACTGGTGATAATTATTATGAAGAATTTAGGATTAAGCGAGTTTTCGCTGAATTGAATTCCAATTTAATTGATTTGATTGATGAAGCAGATAAAATTAAGCTACCCGATAATAATAGATCTGCTGAAATCTCTATTCTTACTCATAGACTTACTTCAATATATAACCGATTTGTACTCTGTTTTCCAAAAGAATCTGGACCAGCAAGGACCTTATATAATGCAACCCTTGAACGCGCGAGAAAATATACATCATACATAGAGAGTGCTATACCTAGAATTAAACCTGTTGCGGCATGTTTCTTCGGTGTTTCTAACACCGGGAAAACTACAGCTGTAGATACACTCTGCAAGGAGTTGCCAATTAATATAACTCGATATTTTACTAGTAAGATTGATAGAACCAAGGATCACGCAGACGATATCCTGTCTGCGTGGGCCTCACATTCTCAAAATCCTGCTCGACAAATGTTGAGATGTACCGAAGAACCTCATAAGTATCCTGCTGAAGGGTACGACAAACAAATGTTTGTCATTTTTGACGAAATATATACGTCAACCAGCGCCCTCATTAACAATGCTTGGGGCGCTCGATTCATGTCTTACAATGATCAGAGCAATTTGAAGATGGACGCGGCTTCCATTGAAGGAAAAGCTGGAATTTATTTCAACTCTCCGTTTGTTTTTTGTACTGGAAACAGTACTAATGCGCACACAATGGTAGTCAAGGACCCAACAGCTTATTTTAGACGCATAGATTTTGATTTCGTGGTTTCGCGACCACAGGGTTCTACTAGCATGAGAGAGGGGACAGTGTTTACGCTCTCCCCTATGTGTCAACGGATTTTGACTAATCCCGATCTGGCGCCTAATCGCGCCCTTAAATTGTTGAATTTGTCAGCAAATCAACAGTTCAGCTACGCACAGGTAGCACAATTGCTCTTAATTACATACGTCGATCGTTTGGTATCCTACTCAGAAGGAAAGAATTGCGATATTCCAGATTATACTTCCGCACTTCCTGATATTGGAGGTCTTATTGACGCCAAACCTTTTACCAATGACTTGACAGC